CCAATATTAAAATCATATATAGAATAATTATCTGTTTTAATTAATGATGATGCATCACCATCATGATTGTGACCACCTGGGAAAAATACTATTGAGTTTTCTGATGTCATTAGACCACCTTTCTTATAGTAAGTTTTTGATTTAATGATTTACTATATTGCATTTCACTATTTATAACCCAGTAATCACCATTTATTATATCAAAAGCATCAAAAGTAGATATTCTTATTCTATCACCTAATTGCAACTTAGCAACTGGCAGTATAGATATATTAATAATTGGAACCGGCTCCCCCATTTTTGAAATTATAAAATTAGCCAATGTTTTTGCATATTCTAAATCCGTTATGTATTCATTTTCTATAATTAATTCTTTAAGACCATATTTTCTAATATTGTCATCTAGCACTTGTTTTTGTTCTTTAACATCACCAGTTGCATCTGATATCACAACCGGGATTCCTGCTATGCGGGTAAAATGCGTCTCGCCTGTTTCAGCATTTGTGCCTTCTAAATAAACAATATCGCCAGAAACATTATTATTTGATGCAGCAATAATCATTGTTGCGCCATATGGTGTAGGATTAAATCTGATCAACTCTAATCTTGGAGGCTTAACTGTTGTTATATTTGTTATTTCAGGCAATTGAATCATAAATGCCGGAGACTTATCAAACGATAATTTATCGTAAACCTTAACTTCTCTCACTATAGTATTTGAATTGTGACTTACTGCAGCAGTATCATACTGCCCTCTTTCAAGTGTTAAGAATGAATTAGATATAGCATTACTATATTTAATTATCTCATCATCAATTTTAAGATATCCATTTTTTGAAAAGAACGGTTCAGTCGTTGATTTAACACTCATGCTTATATCTGAATTTGACATTGCACTAGTAAGATTTGTAACCGCTACTGAAGTAGTTTCCGGCTGCCATAAACCTTGTTTAGAAGATTGCGGTCTTGAGACACCTTTTACTTTTATTACAACTTTATTTGTTTGTAATTGAATATTATAGTCAGCTTCAATAATATTACTTGAATCAGAAAATGTATATTGAACATTTGAATGTTGATCAATTGATGATTCAAAAAATCTATAATAATGCTCATATCTTGCTTTATTGGATTCGTCAAAATATAATCTTCCAAGATCTGCTATAGTGATATCATTTATAATAGATTCTATTGTTGTATCATTACCATATATAAATGGCATTATCTGAATTGGCTGCATTTGTGTTTGTATATAACTTTCTTTCACCAATTCATCATTAAGAGCATCATTAAAAATTACAAACTCATCCATATAAAAAGATCGAATTGTTACTGGTGCTGCTTCTGCACCGGCAGTAAAGCTTGCCCCACGACCGCCAATAGTTATATCTTTGTTTGCAAAAGATACAAGGCTTCCTGATGTTGTAACAGTATTTTTTAAATCTCCGTTTATATAGTACTTTAAAGTATTATCATCATATGTAACAGTTATTAAACTTGAATTTGTATTTGATAAAGATGTATTTGATGAAATACTTTGCGTTCCATTTGATGTTATAAATTTAAAACCACTAGATGATGAATTTGAATAAAATTCAAATCCATTTGACGGAGATGAATTATTAAATGTACTTAAGTATTCTCCATCATTTGAAAATACCCCATTATGAAATTTACCATATAATTCTAATGTAAAACTACCCGTGTAATTATTATTTGTTGAATCGAATATATCAAATGATTGATGGTATGGAATTCTAACATATGCATTTGATTCAAGTAAAATGCTTCTATTATCTGCATCAGAAACCACGCCAGATAATTCTGATATTTTTACGCCTGATAGCAGCAATCCATTATTTCTCGTACCGGATCTTTCAATTACATTTACATTAGAGGTCGGTGTCCATGAATTAGATGAGAATGTTAAATATGAATCACCCTTTCTTGACCCAACCGAATCGATTGCAACAAGTGTGTAGCACTCGCTGCTATAAACCCAATCAATAGTTGAATTATATTCTTTCTTTAAAAAGATTTTAAATGGTTCATTTACATCATTTTCTTCTGTAAAAAATTCAATTCTAAGATCATAAACTTTACCGGCAGTGAGATTATACAAAGCCGAAGATACATTTTCAGGCGTATTAGTTCCTGTATCCAAATTGTACCATCTATCAATAATTTTTACATTATTAAGATACAACCTTGCCCCGCCATTATTTAAACCTAAAATTAGTCTTTGATTACCACTATTTGATGGAATATAAAAACCATCAAATATACCATTAAAATAACTTCTTACTGTTTCATTAGTTTTAGAAGTAAATTGACCAGATATAAAATTAAGCGCTTTGCTTGCGCCAGATTGATCAGATATTTCTTTCGATGTTGTGTTTAACGATGGAGAAACAAATGTTCTAATCTCCAAAGCTTTTTCATATGATGATAGATATTTATCATTAGCATCTAAAATAATATCTCTAGCAGAATTAAGATCTGTATTTGGCACTTTAAATAATCTTGCTCTTAAAGAACTAGCAACTGTTCTTTGATTGTTAGCCCTATCTACGCTTTTTTCATTAAATCCAAAATGAAGGATAGCATTATTTTTACAATAAAACTCTTTTGGTTTTTTTAAATACCTTATATCTTTTTTTGGAAAGTTTGTCATCATCAATAATTGCTCTATAGCCTGTGCAACAGTGGTTTCTTGAATCAAATAGCCTTTAGTTATCATTTTTTCTTTAGCAAATTTACTCCAATCTATTAAATTTGCTTTTACAACCATGCTGCTAGAAGACCCCTGCCACTCATCAACATAAAAAATTCCTGCTGGAACATATTCAAATATGTCATATGAAACAGTGGATCCAATATTATGAGCCCTAGCCTTTGTATCCCCAATGCCTCTTTGGATAACATTAAAAGTATTACCATTTCCCTTTCTTGCAATAACCCTTTCCTGTGTTGTCGTGCCTGGATTTATTGTTAAAATATAATCATCCCCTGAGCCGCCTGCTGGAAAATCATTAATATTGTATACACTAATAGTATTAGCAACAGCGGTAAGATTTGATGAAAGAGTTGTAACAACCTGCTCACCAGAATAGGGCTCTCTTTCCCATCCAATATACATATAACAACGCAAATCTTTTTTCATATATTTACCAAACGTAGAAGAAGAATTAAAAATATTAAAAGCTTTAGTTGAATTATCTAGACTAATAGATGCAGAATTACTTCCACCACCAGCAATTGGCAAGCTACTTTCATGAACATCCCTAGTTTTAGAGACATCAAAATCTATAATATAATCTGTTATATCAGATCTATAGATTGGAGATACCTCATTAACCCTAGCATGGTCTAATGGATTTTTAGTTGTATAAATAGTTAACAATATTTTGTTAATATTATCATTATTAATATTTTCTAAATAATGATTAAAATAATATGAATCTATTGGGATTTCACCATCTTCATTATAAACAAGTGTATTAGTATTATGGTATGCTTTAATGTTATAAGCGTATATTTGACCATTATACTCAGAAGTAATTATTTTAATCATATTTACTTTTCTTTCAGCAAATACATATGTGAGTATTACTGGAGATGTAAATTCATATCCATTTAATGTTGCGTGAACATTTGCTGTACTTTTTGTAGACGATTCATATCCGAATTCATAATTTTCTTCCTTTGTAGCCGGCATACAATGCCATTGACCATTTGCTGTAATTGTTTTACCATATTTATCTTTTGCATCACAAATACCCCATGTAAAAGATTGCCTTTCAATTCCATTAATAGATTCATTTGGGGTAAAATAATAATCTTTTTGCCTAGCTTTATTAAAGACTATTTCATTAGTAGACAGCGATCTTCCATCTGCTAACATTCCAGAAGAATTATTTATAATATCTTGATTTGATTTTGAACTATATGTTGCATTACTAGATGCTATTTCAGTATTTGATACTTTATCAAGATGCCTGCTATCGAGCCAATCTATAATAATCAATGGTTTAACTCTTTGAGAAATTGCTGATGTGGCAGTATTAAAAGACGAGGAAATATTTACATCATATCTACCTTTAGTAAGCATTTAAACCTCTTCCAAACTTATAGAGCAGTCAAAGAAATAGATATCGTCAACCAAATCCCGTCGAATTAAAGTTTCACTGTAATCTTTCACCAATACATTATAACTTGTTTCTGTATACGGCGTATTGCCATTTTCGTCCATATTTACTATCTTTAAAACATGGTGCTGCGGTTTCCCA